CACACGCCAGAGGCGGCGGCATTGCCACTCGTTCCAGACGCATGATCTTCAGCGGATCCCTTGCACATTTCAAGAATAAACTGCACCCCGTCCTTAATCACGCCATCCAGACCGATTTCCGCGCCGATCTTGATTTTCTCGCCGCACACCTTGGCGTCATCGCTATTACGCGGCCCGTTGTCAGCGATCTCCACCTCGCAATAGCGAGAATCCGTTGGTGGGTAGTACCGGAACGTGTCCAGCGGGTTTTCGCATGCGTGGAATCCTTTGCGGCACAATGCCGCTTCCTGCTCCTGATATTCTTTGCCGACCTCATACTGAAGGCCACGGCATCTCAGGCGCTTGTCGAACCCCTTGTAAGCTTTCATCAGATTTCCGCCCTTTCCTCAAGCCACTTGTCCACCAGTCGCTTGAAAATCATAAACACCCGGCTGCGGCCGGTCGCGATGCACACACCGAACGGCAGTTTTTCGGCCTGAATCCCGTCGGAAAGCGTTTCCTTCGAGATTTTGACGCCGTTTTCCCGCAGGTACTTTGCGGCCTCGTCGATTGTCATAGTTTTTACCATACTTTCCTCCTTGCAATTGCTTCGCGGGTGTGGTATAATACCCGTGAAGCATCCTTGCCAATGATTCTTCGCCGCCCCGTCAGGTTGCCGCCTGGCGGGGCATTTTTTGTTATTGCGCACTTCCCGCCTCATTCCCAGGAAGAGACCCATCCGCAGTGAACTTGTCAATATCATCCTGGTCAATCCGGAACGTTGCGTGGGTTTTGCCGTAGTGCGCTTTCTGGGCGTTTTCGTCGCGCACAGCGTCCTCCAGCATCCTGCCAATCTTGACCTTTCCATCGTTCATCTGGCGGATAAACTCCAAGATTTCCTTGGGCCTGCCGTTAAGGTGAATCTTCGTAGCGTTTCCTCCCTTCCTTACTTCTCGGACTTATCCCCACTTAGAAGCTCGTCCACGGACACATTAAAATAGTCCGCCAGCCGCTTCACATTCCGGGGGTGGGGCTTTGTGCCGTTCTTCCAGTTGACGATGGACGTCTGGTTCACGTCAATCTCCTTGGCAATCCGGTAGTTGGTCACTCCTCGCTCCGCCTGAATGCGAGCGAGGTTTTCCGCAAAACTCAAAATTTCCCTCCTTTCTATCCATTCTGTTGCTCTAATATCCATGGTGTGATAAAATACTTACGGGGGTGGTTTCATGCCAACACGAAAAATCAATGCATTCAACGCGGATAACACCCAGGAGAGTACCACCTGTGCTTACCGCGACGTTACAGAATGCCCGCTATGTCACTACGCGCTGGAGCCGAAGCCTCTCGGCGCATACTACGTTGCCGCAGAACGCAGCCACGTACACTCGGCTCTGTCCGTTTTGGAGTTTTGCCCTCGATGCCGGTCGGTTTTTGTCGCGTGCTATCGTTCGGATGATAGCATGCGTACATCATCGACCGCAGATTTTGGGGAACCCATACTCTGCGCCCCGGCTCGTGCCGCCATTGAAAAAATCCCAGATGGGGTCCGTGGCATTTCACCGGACTTTGCTGAAACCTACACGCAGGCGCATGTCGCTGAGGCAACCGGACTTTCCTCAATCTGCGGCGTTGGGTACAGGAAAGCTCTTGAGTTTCTCGTGAAAGACTACCTTTGCAGCAAGGCCCCACAAGATGCCGAGCAGATAAAGAAAGAGTTCCTTGGAGCAAGTATCAAGCGAATACAGGACCACAGGCTCAAAGTGCTCGCGGAACGCGGTACATGGATTGGGAATGACGAAGCTCATTACGTCAAAAAGCACACCGATTTGGACCTTGAGCAGATGAAGCGTTTCATTAGGGCGATGCTAAACTACATTGAATCGGAACTCGCGTTTTCTGCGGCGGAAGAAATACTGCCCCGGTAAGGGTCGCTTTGTGCAAGCAGTTTCCCGTCGAGGGACCAGTATTTTGCGACTTCCCTAACGGGGTCCCCCTCCACACCGCTGCCGACTGGCCCGATTGTTACAACCACCTGAATGACCTTTGCGGAAGTACAGCCGATCTGGCGGTCATGCGATTCTGCACTCAAACTTTCACCTCCAATTTCATACTTTCCTTTTTTCCAGGACTGCGGCAAAAGCGTTCTCCATCCGCTCCTGAATGTTGGGCGGATTCCGGTGCCCATTAAGAATGAGGCTTACGTAAGCTTTCGTCACGCCCAGTTCCTCTGCCAGTTCGTCATAGGTGACGCGATTGCAATGCATCTTCCCAACCAACCGGCCAGTCCATTTCTCCGGCAACATATCACCTCCTAAAAATGTAGTTGCAAATGTTAACACACTGTGCTATTATGTATTTGCGAGATAAATAATAGTTTGATGCACGGGCGGAATCCGCCGGGGCTTGGGTTTGTGTTACTTTTTGCAACCTGTGTTCTAATTATAGCGTTAACAAACGAAACTGTCAAGCCCAAAGTGATAACAAACGTAACTTTTACAAAATGCACAAAGACGGAGGATATGTATTGTGGCATTTTACGAAAACTACGTAAAACTGTGCAATTTGGCGGGGAAATCTCCGTCGGCAGTTGCGGTTGAGCTAAAACTTGGTAAACCATCAGTTACACGGTGGAAGCACGGGGCGGTCCCCAGGGACACCACCATTTTGAAGATAGCGGGCTATTTTGGTGTCTCAGTGGAAGAACTGACTCAAGACACAAAAAATGCGCCCACCCCCACATCGGAGAGTGAGCGCAGTCGGCAGATTGCTACAAATTTGAAGTATCTGCGAGACGAACGCAAGTTAAGCAACTATCGATTGGCGATGGACCTTGGATGTAGCCAGTCCACTGTAAAGAATTGGATATCGGGTGATAATACCCCGCACCCCAAAATGCAGAAAACAATTGCGGATTATTTCGGGATTACTGTCGATGCCCTCAACGGTGACGAACTGCCGATTCTCCCGACTCAAGACATAAAAAAAGCGCTCACCCCCACATCGGAGAGTGAACGCAGTCGGCAGATTGCCGCACGTATCAGTGAGATTGTTTCTCAACTGTATCCGGAGACACAGGAGAGCTGTTTGAAGTACTTTGAGAGCTTGCTTGCACTGCAAAACGCAGCGCAAGGTCGAGATATTCAGGCTTGAGTTGGGACAGCACGTCCATTATCCTTTCCGTCAAGTTAGTTTGTTCCGACATAAGTAAATCCCCTTCCAAGTAAAAATGTTTTCACCTATACCCCCAAATAGGACAAATATTGCATACCGTGTTGCCCTATAATAGGCAACAAAGGGATAGATCTTGGGTTATGTTGGCCCCGCCGCCCCCGCACCGGGCGGCAGGGCCGATATAGCAGATAGCCCATCAGGCTGTCATCTGCTACGATTTAAGCATAGCAGTGCCGAAAAACCCTGTCCACGCGCAATACGGGGAACCGTGCGTCCGGTGTAGGGCAAATAATCCCTGCGCTTGAGATTCTGTCCCGCCACAGGCGAAATTTACTTTTTGGAGGCGAATAACCATGTCTGCGTTGCAGGAAATTGCGGGAAACATTGAGCAATACCCAAAGAGGATTCGCGAGGCAAAAGAAAAAAAGAGATACACCATCAGCGACATTGTAGATCTATCCGGCGTGTCAAAGTCCGCCGTGTCAAAACTCCTGGACGGATCACAAATGGACCCGAAGCTCTATAACTCGGTCGCCATGTGCATGGTGCTGGATCTGTCGCTTGACGAGCTGTTCGGGTTAGACAAGCCTATAGATCACCCGGAATCTATGCAGGCCAGGATACATCAACTGGAGCTGGAAAACGCGCATTTGTCCGGTAACGTAAAAAGGCTGGAAGAAGTAAACGCCATACAGAAGGACCAAATGCGCACTCGCAAGCCGGTTATCTTCGTTCTGATTGGTATGTGCGCCGTGCTGGCCATGTGCCTGGTGGCGTACTTGTTTATTGACTCGCAAATCACGGCCCAAGGGCTTATCCGCAACGGACAGCCTACCGCCGTGGCGTGGTTTGTTATTGTCGTAGCTGCCACTGCGGTGATAGCCTCTACGGTCATCATCTCTATGGCCCTGCGCAAAAAAGTGTGAAAAAAGGCCGTCCCACATGGGGCGGCCATGTCACAATATAAAGGAGGATACAATGAACTGCGTTAAGTGCGGCGGAGTTTTGCCGGATGGCGCTCTGTTTTGCCCATCTTGCGGAAAGCGGCAATCCAAACAATCCCGCAGGGCCATCAAGAGGCCCAACGGGTCCGGAACGGTCTATAAACTGCAAGGCCGAAGGAGCCGCCCGTGGGTGGCGGCAAAAAGCCGGGTGATTATAGGGTATTACCCCACGCGCAAAGACGCTCTTGAGGCTCTGGAACGCTTGGCAGGAAAAGATTTGACAGAGCGGTATAACATGACCTTCAGGGAGGTATTTGAAGCCTGGAAAGAGGAACACTATAAGGAAATAGGCCCCCGTGGGGTGGAGTCATATAACCGGGCTTTTGACGTGTTCCAGCCGCTCCACGATGCAAGATTCCGCAGTTTGCGGACAGCAGACTTTCAGGCGGTCATGGACAAATATGCGGATAAATCCCACAGCACATGCAGCAAGTACAAGCAGCTTGTTACGCAGATGTCCGCATGGGCCATAAGGGAAGAAATCGCAACAACAAACTTTGCGAAATTCATCCACCTCCCGGAAAATGTGAAAAAAGAAAAGGTAATCTTCTCTGACGCGGACATTGAGAAACTGGAGAAAAACGGAAGCGACACCGCAAAAATTATCCTGATGCTAATTTACACGGGCATGAGAATCGGGGAGCTTTTCAATCTCCCGCTGGCCGACTATCACGAAACCTACGTCATCGGGGGAGAAAAGACCGCCGCCGGGCGCAACCGGGCCATCCCCATCAGGCCGGAGGGCCGGGCATACTTCGCATACTTCGCCGCCAGGGCGAAGGGTGCGCTTTTGCTGTCCGGTTATACCGGCCAACAGGTGCCGGCAAATTTCCGCCGGCGGGATTACTACCCGTTACTGGAAAGGCTCAAGATCGAGCGGAAAACTCCGCATGCCACACGGCACACCTACGCCAGCTGGGCCAGAAGATCAGGCATGGCCACGGAGATTTTGCAAAAGATATTGGGCCACGCCGACTATTCCACAACGGCAAATATTTATGTCCACACAGACATTCCGGAACTGATTGCAGCTGTAGACACGGCTGATGAAAAATAGCGTGTTACTAACACGTTACTAACAAGAAAAAGCATGGTATTAAATGTTGGAACTTTTTGGCGTCAAAAGCAAAGAAAAACTCCCGATTTCATACGGAATCGGGAGTTTTTTGGTGCGCGGTACAGGACTCGAACCTGTGACCCCATGCACGTCAATTATAGGCCGATAGCAAACAAACAGTATTGTGCGGCATTATGCGGGATTTGGCAGGGACGTGTGGATATTTTGCCGCGAGAAGTTGCAAAGCCCCGTTCTGTCCCGCGTCAGTTACTAACAGGCTACTAACAAATTACACCGCCGCAATTCCGTGGTAGTAGGCAGACAGCTTTTCTTTCGGACCTTTCGCGTCCTTGTCAAACAGGAATGCCTTGGCCATATCCGCGAAAAACTCAGGCTTGTTTACGCCATACTTTGCCGCCACGGAGCAGTAGTCCGAATACATCATATTCATGGCTACGTTCCAGTCATCCTCGGTGATGTGCGCAAACACGACACCGGCGTTGGCCGCGAAAGGGGTGGTTTGCTGAACAGTCCAATGCCCGCCGGTGGTGCCGTCATCATTTTCCATGTCGGTATTCCATGCTTTGGCATCCTCTTTGGAAAAATCAGCGGATCCAGACATACATTTACCGAGTTTATCGACCTGTTCCCAGCACTCCGCCATTCCTCGGACGGCAGCAGCAGAACGTTCGGACACAGGCAGTTCCATGTACGCAGACAGTTCCTTTTCCAGTTTTCGCTTGTATTCTTTCAGGTCGTCCTTCATGTTGCACCCCTTACAGCTTCTCGACGGTGACGGCCATGTTGTTTACAACTGCCGCAACGCCGCCCAGGACCAGGGACAGAATAGAGCCTTCACACCCGCAGGCATTGCGGACGATGGCAGAAATGCCAATATTAACAGTGCCGTTTTCGGCGGCGGTCTGGGCCCCCGTCGCTCCGATAATCGGAACGCCGTCCTTTTGCGCGGTGATAGACACGGTGCCAGCCGCTGAGGGAGACAAGGTGCCGGAGACGTTGACGAGGTAATACCCCTGTCCACACAGTGTAATGGCATTGCCGTCCTGCTTGATGTTGCAGCCGTACCGGCGGGTAGTATTCCCAACAGGGATGATGCCGTCAACCGGGACGGTTGCGCCGGTTGTGTTGGTGGTATAGATTGCAGATTTACTCATAGAATCATTCCTTTCTAATCAGGCTGATTTTTGTCCATTCAAAAATAGCGGGGCGACTAATGCCGCCCCGCATGCCTCGCCAAATAGGGCGTCACTTTATCTCGCTTACCGGGAATCAGATGTTGTTGCAGCCGCTATTGCAGCCGCAAAACGGAGAGGGGCCTGCATTGTAGGTGTATCCGTTGGGATAACGCACTACGCCGCACAGCTGGTCCCTGATAAACAGCTGATTGTTGGCCTGTTCCAGCTGGGCGATACGGCCCTCCAACTGAGATTTCTCCAGGGCGGCAAACTTGGCGTCGATGTTGGCATTGACGCTGTCAATGGCACGCTGGGTGGTGCAGCAGCACTCAGCCATCTGAGCCTGAATGCTGTTGCCGGTCTGCATAATGGTCATGTTGGTGCCATTCTGCGCCAGCGCCATCTCCTTGCCCAGCTGCCCGATGTTGCCCTGCATCTCATAGCCGAGATTGCAGATGCCGTTGCCGATGTTGGTCAGCCGGTCATTCATCTGACCGAACTGCTGACCAAAGAGAATCTCCTGCTGAGACGCTGCCGTGGCATACTGGCCGAACTCGCCCTGACGGTCCCATCCGTTGTTCCCGAAACCAAACATGAAGAGAAACAGCACGACGATCAGGAACCACCCAGACCCCCAACCAGTTTCATCGTTTGAATTACGGGTAACAGCAGCGATGTCGCTCAGAGACATACTGTCCACGAAAATCATCCTTTCTAAAATTTATTACAAACCGTGTCGACCCGGCTTGTTGACAAACAAGAACAAAAACACTATAGTAGTAGTACACTACTTAACCGGGAGGGTATTATATGACTACATGGGCCATTGCCGTCGGATATTACGGAAAGTATGAGGTAAGCAGCGACGGTCGTATCCGAAACATCATTACCGGGAAAATACTGATCCCCAGCGCGTCCAAGACGGGATACCTGTTTGTAAAACTCGATAGGCCCGACCTACCAAGAAAAAACGCCTTTGTTCATCGCCTTGTTGCCGAAGCATTCATTCCAAATCCGCAAAACAAGTCGCAAGTAAATCACAAGGACGGAGACAAAACGAATAACCGGACAGAAAATTTGGAATGGGTCACCCCGGCGGAGAACGTTAGGCACTCATATTCCGTGCTGGGGAAAAAGCCTTCAATGGAAGGGAAAACCGGGGGGCTGAACCGAAACTCTATCCCTGTTTACCAATATGATTTGGACGGTAAGTTTGTAAAGAGTTGGGATGGGATTTCGGCTGCTGCTCGTGCGGTAGGATGCAATCCTTCACAAATCATCAACCAGATAGCCGGAAGAATTGTTACTTGCCACGGATTCCTATGGTCTTATGAAGAGGCTGAACATATTGATGACTCCCGTGTAAAACAGAGAAAAACTCATAAGCATTGGGGTTTATCGTAAAGCCCGGCTTATTTCAGAAATTGCATAAACTCCTTCGCCTTCTGCTGGAGCTGCTGAAACTGCTCTTGGCTCATCTTCCCCGATTGCAACATTTGTTCCACTTGCTCCTTCGCCCGCTGTGGGGTCATACCAGCCGCAAACTTGCGGAACTCCGCCAGCATTACAAGGGGGTTATTCGGACTTTTTGCGTTTTGCTGGAGCATCTGAATCATCGGATTTGGCATTTAACATTTCCTCCAATCTTTTTACGCGTTCTTCCAAACTGGTAACATCTACCTTCGCGGGGTCTTGATACGGAGCAATGCTGTACGGGGTAACAGTACAATACCCCGCCCCGTCGCTGACCTTCAGCCACACAACCGGGTCATTCTCGTCCAGGAGTAAGATGGAACTGTTGGGCGCCATGCGGAACGCGTCTGCCCCGTTTCTGCCGTTTACTCTGGTGATCTGGCACGCTTGCTGTGATGCTTGCCCGTATTGCCCCATGTATGGGGCGCCGTATCCCTGCTGATATTGGTTGTTGAATCCGTACATCGCCAGCCCTCCTTTGCTTATATGGTACAAAAAAATCGCCCATTCAGATGGCCTGTAAAAGGTCTCTGAATGGGCGATCATGTCCAAGTGAGGTCTATTGATTTGTCAGCGCGTCAACAATTTTCGACAATGCCCTGCGACGGTTTCTCTTGACGCTTTCCGGCGAGACGTGAAGCGCGTTGGAAACTTGGATATAAGACTTTCGGCGGATATCGCACAAAATAATGCACGATTCCTCATCTTCTGGCAAATCGAAAGATTGGACAAATTCCAAAGCTCTCTTAGGAGCCATGCTGGAAATGTAGTACCGAACGGCTTTGCGACTATTATCCATGGCAAAATAGAAGCCGTGGGCGTGCGGGCGCAATGCGCGGGCAGGGAGCGCGGCGTTACGTCACTCCCCGCCGTCCAGAATGTTTCTTACTTCTTCCCCTTCACGATGAACCCACTAAACCCGGCCTTTTTCAGGCGGTCCAGCATCTTCTCGGCGTTGGCGCGGACGGCGAAGGCTCCCACCTGGACCCGGTACAGCACATCGCCGGTGTCGGCCTTGGTGTCCTCCGCAGGCTTCTGCGTCCGAGCCGGGACGAACTTTACGCCCAGGTACTTGCACAGGCCCTTGGCGATGGCCTCGCCGATGTCCGTGGTGTGCTCCACGATCCACTTGGCACCCTCGGCGGTGTCGTGGAACTCACACTCGCAGTACACACTGGGCGCGTCGGGCACGCGCACCTCGTAGATCGGGTTCACCTGGATATTCTCGGACGTGCCGGGAGACAGCGGGGCCAGCTCCGCAAACACCGCCTTGCAGGCGTCGTACCCCTTGCCGGGGATGGCGTAGCAGAACAGCCGGGTGCCCATGACCTGCTTGTTGCAGGCGTTGGTGTGGACGCAGTTGTGGATGTCCGCGCGCCAGGCGTCGGACTCGGCGCAGCGCTGGGCCATGGTGGTGCCGAAGGCAGCCAGCTTCACCTCCACGCCGCTGCGGCGCAGGGCGGCAGCCTCCGCCTCGGCGATCTTCTGGCACTGAACGTGCTCGTTGGTATTGCCCCAGGCGTAGCGGTTTTCCGTCTGGTCGCTGGGGCTGATGTACACTCGCTTACTCATTGTTGTTGTCCTCCTCTCCCGGCAGGTTCTCCGCCGCCGTGTCCTCGGTGTGTACCTTCAGCTTTTTCAGCAGCGCCTGGAGGAAACCGGGCACCGGCGCACCAATGGCCGACACATTCTCCAGGATGGACAGTAGCTCGTTGATGACCAGCCAAATAATGACGATGCTGGCAAACAGGAATTCCACCGGCCAGTCCCAGCCCAGGGTGTCGGCCCCGTAGCGCAGCAACCAGTCCACTACAGCCGCCACGCCGACGATGACCAGGTAGCCCACCTTTTTCAGGATGCCCCGCAAACCCACCCGGGAGGACAGCTCCCCGGCGTTCCATGCCTTGGTCATGCCCGTGGCGTAGTCCAGCAGCATCACCACCACCAGCACCAGCACCGGTACCAGTAGCTGCACTCCGTAGGCGCACAGCGCCCCCAGTGCGGCCGCCAGCGCGGCCTTGATCGTGTTTTCTTTCATGTTGTAAAATCTCCTTTCCTGCCGCCTTGGGCGGCGTGATTACTGCGTGAATGCCTTGGCCGACAGATTGCCGCTGTTGTCCACGGCGATGGTGTACAGGGCGCCGTTGGGGGCCTGCACAAAAACATTGGCCATGTTCTGCTTGATCTCATTGCCGAACTGCATGGGGGTACCCACCCACACCTGTTTGTTAACGATTTCCTCGTTGACGGTGACAATCACCGGGCCGCTGGTGTTGGGCCTGCCGGAGAAATAGAGATATTCTACGTTGGCAAGGGATCGGTTGGCGGAATCCTTCTCCGGGATGGTGAAAGTGGTGGTCAGCGCGTTCTCGTCAATGGTGGCGTTCCAGACGTCAGCGGCTGATTTGACAAAGTTTATGCCGTTTGTGCCGCCGATGAAGTTCTTGCCGGCATTGGCAAAGCCCACATAATTTTCGCTGGTGCTGCCGATATAAAGCCCGCTGATCCGGATCACGTCGCCGGGCTTAACCCCCGAGATAAAGCCGGAGGAGGTGACCACATTCGAGGACGTCATGCCGGGAGGAGAATTCAGCGTTCCGGCCCCGTAGCGCATACCCGGTATCGTGCCGTGGGCCGTCAGGGCATTCCCGGAGGGCGGAGTCTCCGCATCGGGCAGCACGTTGGTGTAATTGGGCTGGGTCTCATAGTGCCCCTCTGCGGGCTGGATAAAGGTGGTTTTGGCCGGGGTGACGCTGGCGTCCGGCACGGTGAAAGCGATGGTGGGCGTCAGGCCATCGGCGGTGTACTTGTAGAAGCCGCTGTAGCTCCCGTAGTGCAGCCGGAACAGGGACCCGGTGGGGATGGACCCCCTGCACAGGGCCGGAAGCAGAGGGCTTGCGCCATTGTTGAACAGCAGGACGTCCTGCACAGAAAAGGTTACCGACGCGGTGCCGCATTCCAGCAGGGCGTTCTGCACCCCCTGGGTGCTGGCCGTACCAGCCAGCTGGATGCCGTCCACGTTCAGGACACAGCGGCTGGCCATCCGGAACAGGGCCTTGTTGGTCCCAGTAGAACCAGATGGTGCTTCCAGGTCGTACAAATACAACCCATGCGCGTCAACACGGGTGTCATCCAGCAGGTCGATATACCGGTCCGCGCCCTTGCTTTCCGAGCCGCAGCCGATCATGCTCACGCTGCCCTTCAGCGTCCAGATGCTTCCGGTGCAGCTGTCCGCACAGCAGGAGATCAGGGTGGAATAATAGGCGGATACCAGGTAATAGGGATTATTGCACCCGGCAACAAATACCTTATTGCACACGGTGGAAGTGGCGTTGGCCACCCACAGGCCCTTTTCCTTTGCGGTAATGATGATGTCCGTCAGGTTATTCAGCCAGCCGTAAAGGTAGATGCCGTGGCTATTGGTGCACACATTAAGCCGCTCCAGGATGCACCTGGCCCGGGTAGCATAGATGGCGCAGCACTCGTCGGTAGAGGCGTTTTCGATGGACAGGTCGGAGACGTACAGCCCCGTGCCCTCGGTTCCGCCGAAGAACAGCGTGGTGTCAACAGTACTGCCGCCGTTGATGTTGTTATTTGCCGGAATCGTATAGGTTGCCTGTCCGGTCTTGCGCAGCACCGTCTTGCCCACCTGCTCCCCCCGAAGCGTCAGGCCCATGCCGTAAGCGTACCGGCTTTTGGTGCTGCCGCCCACCGTGGTGGTGCCGGTTTCAACCTGGGCGTGTAGGGGGCTGGTGACAATGTATGTCCCGGCCGGGAAGTAAACGGAGCGCCGCCCGGCGGCCACGGCGTAGTCAATTGCCGCCTGAATGGCCGCCGTGTCATCCGTGCTGCCGTCGCCCTTGGCCCCGAAGTCCTTGACGTTCAGGACATCCCGGGCTTTTTTCTTCCAGCTGGCAGGGCGTCCGTCCGCCCCGACGGTATCCACCGCGATCTGGTCGCCTGCGGACAGCCCCGACAGCCCCATTGCATCGGCAATGGAGGAAGCCGTCGCGCTGGCGTCGGACCCGGCGGGGCCTCGCGGGCCAGCCGGGCCGGTGTCGCCTTTGGGACCTTGCACTGCCGGGACCGGGACGTATTTATTCAGCGCCTCATCCCAAATCTGTAAGATGGGGATTGCCATCAATCATCACCTCCCTTATATCGCCGCAAAGTATAGGCTATCGTCCCAGCTCTCCGGCACGCCCTCATTCACCGCCATTTTCAGCGTCACGCCGTCCGTGGTGTAGTAGTGCCCAAGCCGTACCGCCAAGCCGATTACCCAGTAGCGGGGATTATTCTGTGTACCCAGTGCTGTAGGGTCCTCTACAAGCTCCCACGCAAATCCGCTGGACGGCGTGTATATGGGCTGCCACTTATAGCCCAGCTTCGGCTCAATGTCCGGCATCGGCTCCTCCGGGATTGCCGCAAGCATCAGTTCCAGCTTTTTGTCGTTCGTCAGCAACTCGGCTGCCGTCTCCGGCTGGTTCTGCTGCATTTCCGCGATTTCATCGACGGTCATGTCGCGGATTACGCCGTTTTCGCAGATTTTCATATCCGTCTCCTTATCTGTACCAGACATTCATGATATTTCCCGCAGAAGTGGTCCCATTCCCAGACAGGAATGCTACCGAATTGAACTCGCTTATGTTTACCTTGTACCACATTGTTCCTTGAACAGCCGTGCTGGAAAAACTCGAGACCAAGTCATTTGATTTGCTGGTGTAGTGGCTTTCATCCGGAATAACTCGGCAGTAAATATAATTCTCATCGCCACCCGTCAGAAGTTCGAACTCGACCGCCCAAAGATGTTTTTCACCATTTCCGGGCAGAGCGCTGGTGCGAAGATAGGTGATTGTGTCATTTAGCCTGATGGCATAGGTTCTTTTCGAATCATCATCGCAGCTTGCGTACAGCGACACAAGGATGTGCTTTGCGTGTATATTTGACACCTTCAGCACCATGCCCGCAGACTCTGCCGTGGCAGAGCCGGCAAAAACCCACTCTCCGTCGCCTCCACCGCTCGGCATATCCACCGGCTCCCACGCGGTGGGCGCACCGGATTCGTCCACGGCGGCAATCTTGGCAATCTGGCCGACGGTGGCGGAGGAGATGCCGAGAGAGAAGTCTTCTCCATCCGCATCCCCGTCCGGATTGAGCCACACCGGGTGCGCCTCGTCCGTTGGCTGGGTGCTGGAGATCACGATACCCGGTGCGCCGCCTTTGCCTGGTTCGCCGGCAGGGCCTTGCGGGCCAGCCGGGCCAGCAGGGCCGGTTGCGCCCTTTTCTCCCTGTGCGCCCTTGGCAACGCCAGCGTCCAGCGTGGTGCCGTCTGTCAGCGTCAAAATCAGATGGCCGCTGTCGTTAATGGTAGCGGACTGGATATCCTTGCCCAGCAGTCCGCCTACCCGGATCAGCTCATCCTGGATGGCGTTGAGGGTGGCAGCGTCGATGACGGTCTGGCTGTCCACAAAGTTCGTTTTGCTAAAGGCCATTAGATCACTCCTTTATGCCGTCCTGCGCCATGTGTACACGGCCAGGTACGGCGGCATATTGTTGTGGGCTTGGTCCCCGCAATCGGAGGACTGACCGCCGGAATACGCATTGTACTGATTGCTTGCGGCCTGATACAGCCGGATGGCGTTCACGCCTTCCGTTACACTCTGGCCGGTGTATTTCAGGGTGTGTGCGTGGTCCGGGATTTCCGCTTTGGTCAGCGTGTGGGTCTCCTCGCCGCCGGTACTGCCAGCGGCATGGGAGTCACCCGCCGCCAGCAGGAATACGTCCTTGACCTGCTCCCAGGTGCCTCCAAACAGGTCCGCTGGGGATGTGGCGTCCGTGGACTGGTAGATGCTACCAACGGGGTGAAGGAGGTCAAAGAGGGCCTTGCCCATGTAATGGATGGGCCACTTAAATTCCACCGTCTTTTCCTTTTCCGCCACGCCGCCGAAGCAGATTGCCTGCAAATCAAAGTTCATGTTCAGGGGGACGGCAACGGTGGGAATGGTAATTTCCCGGGTCACGGTGCCGCCCAGTGCGTCTGTCGCCTTGACCTGCACAACACCTGTGGAGTCGGTGCCATAGTCCACCAGATACACGGTTTTCGCTCCGGAGGTCTGGCCGGTCAGGTTGCTGGCCCCGGTGACCTCCACGGTGGCCTTGTTTCCGGTCAGCTGGATGGATAGCGTAAACGTCAGTTTGATATCATCGCCCATGGCGTTATCGGTCCATGTCCCGCCGGAGTAGTTGCCACGCAAAAAGGTCAAATCCTGGATTCCAGGGCCGCTGTAGGCGTTTACGGTGATATTCTGGGTAACGGATGCCGTGCGCCCTCTGCTGTCCGTCACGGTGGCCACAACAGCCATTGTGCCGGTGTTTTGCAGGGTGTTTCCGCCGTCAGCGCTTGCCACCTTGCCGCCGATGGTCAGCGCCTTGGAAACGATGGTGCTGCCGTAACTGCCGGATGCCGTGTAGGTGGCCTTTAACACGCTCTTGCCCTGCACCCAACCGTAGGTGCCCTGATACCCCGCCGTGTCGGAAAGGGCAACAGACAGGGTAGGCTTTACGGATGCCGGGATAGATGCTTTCAGGGTGTTCGTCACCGTGCCCACAATGGTATTGCCGTTATAGGTGGTGACCTCCGCCGTGATGTTTACAGAGGTTCCGGACGTATTCTGCGCGGCCCAATCCAAGGGCGGCGTATACGGAATGGATGTGGCGCTGGATTTTGTCGCAACAGTTACCTGCGCCGCAGAGCCACATTTGAGCTTGATGGTGTGCGTAAAAGCGCTCACGGCCCGGGCCACTGTAAGTGTACCGGCAGAACCCAGCACAAGTCCGGATGCCGACACGGAAGATGCCCGAGGAATATCCGGGAGATTGACCGTGCCGGAAACGGACAGGGATGCGGGGGTATACTGCGAGGTAAACCCGCTGTGCCAATCCGCCGACAGGGTAACGGACCCCTTGCCGACGCTGTTGTGGGCCACGGTGATGGTTTTGCTCCCCAACTTGTACCAGGCTCTCGCCCCGTAAGAATACGGATTGTAGACTTTACTCCCCTGTAGGGTGTAATAACAACTGTTGGCGTCCAAGTTATAGGAATCGCCCGTACCGCAATAGATATACAGTGTCAGGGCCAGGGTGGATTTATTATCCGCGATGCTCTGGCTCACGGAATAATCAAGCCGTAACTGCCAGCCGGTAGACGATTTGGAGCCGTAAATACTTGCCATTAACTACTCACCCCCACAAAGGACACAGAACCGTTGGGCTGAACCACGATGCCCATGGGACCCAGCCTGAACTTGGACAGCTCCACCAGCTCGAAACTGTTGTTGTTCCAGTAGGCCAGGAGCGTCCCGGACGTATCGTAGAATCCGATCTTGTCGTTGTATTCCTTCAGCACGATTTCTGATGTAGAGGACCCGATACGCAGCACCGGATGTCCGTCGTCGTCGATACTGGCGTCGATGAAGTCCGAAAGCGTCTGGCCGTTGACGGTGACTCTTTCTGCGGACATTTGCCCGGCGGTGATAACATTTGCGTTGATTTCGCCGTCCATGGTCAAGGCAACACCGGAAATGGTATTTCCGCCGTCCTTGGAGAATCCCAGCCCGCCGGTGGACATAATCCACATCCGGGTATTGGGCGTAATGGTGGGCGTATCTCGCAGGGTCCAGCCGATGGGAAACCCCTGCTCGTCCAGTGTCAGTTCATAATACCCGCCCTTTGCCCCGATGATCTTTTGCGTAGCGTTCTGCATGGCCTTAGTAAGGCCCTCATAAGCCCGCTTAATGCGCTGCTCTGTGGGGCTTTCCATGGCGTAATCTGCGTCCTGTGGGGCGTAACTGTGCATGGTGCAGGACAGGCCACCATACAGGTGGATTTCCTGCTCCATGATACACACGTCCAGCCACTCGCCGTGGTCGCCCTCCACCTGGACAATGTCCCCCACCTCTACGGACGGGTCGCCCCGCCATTTCACGTCGCACGGGGTATAGGATGTTTCCACCTCCGGCAGAATTAAATCTGCAACGGCCTGATTCATGTAGGGGTTCGTGCTGGAAATCCCTTGCCCCGTGCCGGACGTGATGGGGCTGTCCTCCGTGCCGGTGGTAAGGCTGGACACAGTGAACGGCCCGTCTGCTGTGCGGGTAAGCCCGGACAGGTATTGGTTGTCACGGCTGATTTTGAAGTCGGCGGAGGTGTACCACCGGAATACCAGATTGCCGTCCCGGTCGAACCGCGCGGACTGGCCGCAAAGCCCGGCCAGCCAGCCCAGCTGTTGCCGGAATGTTCCTTCAAAAGCCGACTCGATCTGCATGGCCGGGAACGTGGCGGCAGGCGGTAATAGCCCGCACTGCGCACACACGTCCGCCAGCATGGATTCCGGGGTAGCCGGGAAATCAATCTGTGGGGCATACTGGTCTGTCAGCAAGGCCATTTGGTCATAGCCGGTGATATCCCAGCTGTGTTTCTGGTCCTCGATACCATCTGCGGGGATGTAGTACCGACCCAGTGGCACATACTCCACGCCGTCCGCAGAGCCGCCAGAAGTGCCCACAACGGCCTTTCCGGCTACGGCAACACCGGCCACGGCGGAAGTGTCTCCGCCGCCTGTGTAAATGCCGATATACGGCACAAAGTACCCGCCCGACAGCCTCAGCGGCTCATCCGGTTTGTAGATGCGAATTTTGCATCGCCCGGAACAGCTGGAGCCGATGGAGATACCATCCGAGGAATCAAACGCTGGTGTTGCCGTGATCTCCCGCACATAGTCCCCGTCCAGCTCCGTTTGGCCATTGAAAACGACTTTGCCTTTAATTTCCCGGCCATAATCCGCAAAAGCGGTGTGGAAAGCGGATGAGACGTTGTACATAGCCTTACCTCTCCACGAAGTTCATGGACAGACTTTCCCATCTCCATTCTCCCTCGATGCAAGAATACATGGGAGTAGTCCGGTCGCCCACATAGCATGTCATGGTGCGGTTTGTACCGTCCTCCGCGTCTGGCCCTGTCGCCTGGAAAAATACGTCCGTGACGGCTTTCAGGATTCTGGAGCATTGTTCAGCAGTCAGAGGGGGCCATTCCATGGTCCACTTCCGTTTCCTGGCTACCCTGTCGCGGAACGCATCACCATTCTGGTTTCTGCCGGAACCGTCTGCATCTACGTCCTGCAAGCCCCAGGAAAAAGACTTGGGGTCAGGGAGCGGCACAGTGGTCTCGTCTTTCTTTTTTACCGTGATGATTGCCATGTGCCCTCCTTATGCGAACAGAGGAGATTTGCCGGTCGCCCGGACCACCTCTTTGTTTTTCTTTACGACGTTGCGATACACCACATCACCGTCCATATTGATAGTGAGATTGATATCCCCGGAGACTCCATCCTTATTGGACATAGCCGACATTACAGCGCGGTACACGCCAGCAGAAATACCGTCTACGATTTGGTCATTGTTTGCGACAACTGTACGATTACCCATTCTTCCGACCATTTCGGGACCGGATTCACGCGCAATAAACAACTGGCCTTCGTCAACAACGCCGCCGGACGCAAACCGGGGAATGTTAACCCTTGAAACAGGACGATAAGACACATTTCCGGAGGAAGATACCGAAACGCTGGACATGGCACGCCGATAATCGGAAAGCATGGAATTGAGGGCGTCTCTGCAACGATTGGTGAATGTTTCCATTCTGCCCAAAAGCGCATTGAGCATGGATTCCATCGCATTTGTGACAATGTTTGCGTTTTTGGAAATACCATCTCTCAACCCTTGCATCATGTACTTGCCCTCGCCTGCATACAGAGTAGAGGGGGAGTGGATACCGTTGTACTTCCGCTCTTCGTTAAGGATTCTCTTGCAGGAATCCTCCATCGCGGACTTGGCGTACTCTGCACCGGACACAATGCCTTTGCCGAATCCGGTAGTAACATTTTTGCCGTCCTTGGTGGCAGGCTTGACCATGTTTGTCATGGTGTTGGACATTTCTCTGTACGCTTCTTCAAGCCCTGAAACCTTTTCCGTGGCTGATTTGTATGCGTCGGTTTGGCTGTCAATGTCTTTAACGCCCGCATCAATCTGCGCTTGAAGTTCTTTCATGATGCGTTTCTGGTCAGCAATTTTCACATTAGTTGCGGTAAGTTCCGATTTGAATCGCCCATATTTGTAGGTGAGACCGCCCTGTGAACCCTTGCCGTCAACCTTATAGCCGGTTTCTTCAATCCACTTCGCCATCTCTTGAGAAATAGATGCCGATTTGTCTTGCAGGTCGTTAAGGTATTTTTGGGCGATTGCGTAATTATCCGTTGCCTTTGTAATCTTGGTTTGCGCCTCATAAATTTGCACCATCGCTTCGTTTTGCGCTTTGTACGCTTCCACGATGGAGTCCTTCATGGCTTCGACCTTGTACTGTTCCAAGAGCTTGTCAATAACGGCTTGGACTTCGTCCTTGGTCTGCACGATATGCTGAGTGGTTTCGTCAAACGAGAGTTGAAGTCCCGGCAAGCCAAGTCCGTTTAAGACGCCGATTTTCTCTTGGATAATGGCAATTTCTGCGGCGGTCTTGTTTTTAGCGGAATCAATTTCAAATATGTCATTGACCAGCTGCTGCGCTTGCTGGAGGTTGACCATAACATCATCTGGAATCTCGCCGGAAATACTGTCAATTCTCGCTTTAAGGTCAATACCTAATTTTTGGTGTTCCTCAATATCCGTTTTCAGAGACGCTACTTGCTTGCCGAAATCGGTCTGGTAAAACTCGTCGATAACTCGATCTTGACCGCCCTTAAATGCTGCTACGCACTCAACGACAAAGCCGAGGGTTAAACCGATGGCAAAACCAGCAACTGCGCCAACAGGGCCAGCAAATGTACCTCCTATTAACGCGCCGCCAACGCCCATTGCCACCGGCCCCAAAATAGCCTTTATGTAGTCGGTAACCGCCGCAGTGCCTTTCCCGATTTCATAGCCCGCGTCCCATGACCACTTTGCGCCAAGAGCGATAAGAATCGTTCCGTGCAGAACATTCGATGCTTTTTCCCATCCGGAAAGTTCTTTTCCGCCGTTCTTAAACAGAGTTACAACCTTCTTCAAATTCGGAAGGATCTTTTTTTGCAGCAAATTGATAGACTTATTGGCAGCAACCCACAGCGCCGCAGCCGCTGCAATATCAACCGCCATTTTCAAAATACCTTTCAGCTTTTGGGTTATATCATCAATCTGCTTGCTTACAGCATCGCCAAGGAAGTCATATTCCGGCAATTCAAAGTCAAAACCGCTGCCTCCGGACACGCCTGCAGAACCAGACCCGGACGCAGTGTTGCCGTTCAGGATGTTAAGCTCATCAAAGCCCATAACGGACTTTTTCAGTTCTTTTGCTGCGCTGGTGGCATCATCAAGCCCGGAAGCGGCATCTTCTGCGCCGCTGGCGAGATTCCCAACGCCGGAATAATCAATCTCCGTGAGCTTGAAGTGAAACAGTTTTGCAATAGCATCCGCCAGCTCGCGTACAACACGAAGGACGGCGATTGCAATTGGCAATATCTTTTGAAGAGTAGGAATAAAAATATTACCGATTGCTCTTGATGCCTGTGTTAACTGCGCTTGGAAAATACGGAGCTGGTTTGCGGGGGCATCCAGCGAACGAGCCATATCGCCCTGCGCCGTTGTTACCTGTGTCATAATGGCGTAGTAACGCAGCTCCGCCTTTTCTGCCTGCGTCATAGCAGAAACAGACTTTTCGATTCCCAGCGTCAATGCGGTTTGTTCCAGTTTGGCTTGTGACAGGTCATAGCCCAGTCTGCGCAACGGCTCCAATTCTCCGGAAATGCCGGATTGCAGTTTTTGCATAGCATCTTCAACGGAGATGTTGAAGAACGAGGAAATGTCATAGCCGAGCTGTGTAAGGTTCTTACTCATAAGGTAAGAACGGTCTGCGACAGATCCAAAGCCGGACAGCAAAGTGTTAAATACGCCCTGATTCCGCATCCATTTTGCAGGGTCAATGCCCATTATTTCGCCAACATTTTCCGCATACTCTTGGGCTTCTTTTGCGTATTTTCCCATTGATGCAGTAAACAGGTTCAAATCCTCTTGGTATGCGTTTGATTCAGTTATGGCCTTAGAAATTTCTACACGAAGCGCTCTAATCCCAACCAACGCGCCTGTTTTTTTCAGCGCTTGAAATACTCCCCCGAGTTTTCCAAATTTTGTGTTATTCTGCATATTATTCAGAGCGCTGTTAAAAGACCGCAACTGTTTTGACGCGCCACTAAGCCCGGACGCTCCGCCGGAAGTAGCCGCCTTTAGGGAGGACAACGCTTTTTCAAGCCGTCCCAAAGACGCAACGGCACTGTCGCTGTTCTCTTTGATTTGAAATTCAAGTCCGCGAATTTCAAGATTGTCCATGCTTTTCGCCTCCCGGCTCGAATTTCTTGTTATTTGCAATCATGAACATTTCCATGATTGCTTTTGCACGGCTATCATTCTTCTGCTCTTTCACTTTTTTCTCCGCAGAATTATAGCTTTCACCCACCTGATAGGGGGAATCTCGATACGGAATAGGCTTTGTACCTTTCTCTGCGAACGCATGAAGAATAGGCGATACATCCGCCAAGGCTTCATAGAAATACGCACCCTGTAGCCATGCGTTCTGGTTGTCCAAGTCCTGCTTGATTTTCGCTGCCTTGCGGTAATACTTGACTAACTCGCAATCCATTTCCCAGAACTGCTCGTAGGTCATGCCTATTGCAAGGTAATAAGGAAAAACCTCATAGAACTTTTCCGTGTAAGCGTAGAGGGGGGTATTGCCCCCCTCTTTATCGGGCGGCGGTTCGCTTACCAGTCCACCGTCCAGCTGGCGTTTCCCTCGGCTTCAGGATCATCCATAAGGGCTACGATGGGGTCGCTATACATCTCCACCAGCTTACCCAGCATATCGCCCTTGTTGGGAAGCTCGGCGTAAATCTTGTCAATCACATCACGCTTTACATAGCGGTGATGTGCCAGAAAAGCGCCAGCAAACAGGGCCGGCAGATAGGTCATGGGCTTGCGCTGCAATTCCTCGATCTCGAAGCCCTGCCGCTCCATCATTTCCACAGATTTTCTGGTGTATTCCAGCACATATTTCACATCGTTGTGCTCGATGGTCATTGTCTTTGCCATAATTCCTCCTTACTCGCCGTCGTCCAAAGTGATGACCGTGGTGGGCGCGATGGTGATATTCATTCCGACCACTTCGTTTACGCCGCCGCCGGTGGGGTACACGGAAAGCTGGCCCTTGAAAGAAAACTTTCCGTCAGAGCCAGTGGGGGTAACAGAGCCACCGGATTCTGTGCCACCGAACCAGACGGCGTAATCCTCCTGCTTGCCCTCCAGCGCCTTGAGCGACTTATAGTCAGGCAGGGTATAGTTAGAGGTGAAAGACAGGCCGTCCATGGACTGGATGCCCGCAATGAAGGTCTGCATCTTGTCAGAAAGCGTGGTGGTTTCCAGCATGTCAGGATCGCCGCCGAGATCAGGGAACTCCTTGATGTCGATCAGTTTCGACCACGAAGCGGCGCTTGCAACCTTGTGCATCAGAAAAACCATGTAGGTAGAGATAGCGATAGGTCATCATTCCTTTCTGTTATCGTCTGAAAATAATGGCCCCGTCTGTTTCCGCCCTGTATCTGGCAACAAGACGGTAGATAGAGGCGTTTTCCATGTTCGGGACCGGAGACATGGAAATCCTTGTAAAATTACGCGCATACATCATTTTGTCGATGTCCGCCATAATGGACCGGCACTCGCTCTTTTTCCCGCCGGTTTTGTTGGAGTATACGTTCACCTCGTACATCAGCACGGAATACCTCTCGCTTTCGGAGGAGTCCAGGCGATTCGCGGCGGTGTAATTGTCCTGCTCCACGATGCTGGCGTGTGGGAATTTAGGGGGCGCATTGATGTATTCACCGGCCACGTCGATTCCCGGGTATTTCTCGCGGAGCTGTTCCGCGATTGGTGTATAGACTCTGCTTTCAATGTCGATCATCGAAACACCTCCTTAACCAGAGTTGGGAGTTTGTCTGAAAGCTCCTTTACCGTGTCGTACATAGACATGTTGGCCGGGTTGCCGTGAGTCAGGACCACCGTATTCCCGGTTTTGGGATTGGTTTGCTCAACTCCGTTTGTTCCAGGGTCTCCGTAGTAGCCCCACGTCCTTTGCTTGCCGTGGCCCTTTCCGTAAGCGCCGCGAACCATGCCGTTTTGCGCGGCTTCGGGGTGGTTGTCCGGGTATGTAACGCCAGTGCCAAATTCAATAAACAGGACGGACGCACCGACAGCTACCACCGCCGCCGTGCGTCCGTCTCGTTCTTCGATTTTTACCTTCGCGTCGTTTGTGCCGTCGTATACGGCAGACTCAAATTTCGCGGATGCGATATCATACCCCATGGATGAAAGCTCCCGGAGAAGTGCGTTTGCCCGGTCCTCCAGCCATGTCCGGTAATCATCGACTACGTCAATCATCCGTTGAATGCCCGCAGCGGACAGCGCCGTCTTTACAGTCCTTTTCACGACACATTCACCTTGCTGACAGCGATGGACACCAGATTCAAAGACTTGGCGATTTGCTTTACAACGTAGTCATAAAGCGGTTTTCCGTCTTTATATTCCGGCTTTTTGTCAATAAAAAGTACTGTGTTTTCGTCTATGGGGCAAGCCGTATCATCTGTGATGACCACCTTGTCGTAGGAAATGAATTGCCCGAACTGCTGAATCTGCGCATACCCGGCAGCCGGGGAGATATTGGCTTCCATTTTCACCGGCTCCGCGTATTTCACGCTTTTTTCACCGGTTTCGTAGCCACCAGCGTCTTTCCCAAGCTCTGTCCCCTGGTACAAAAGATACCAGCACGGCCTTTTGTTTCGGTTCATGATTTTCATTTCTGCGCCTCACATGGTGGCCGCAAATGGCACGATCTCCCGCATAAGAGAGGGCGGCACATCGCCGCCCTCATAAGACCTGGAAACGCCATTTTCGCTGTGCGCCGTTTCTCCTTCTGCCCCGCGTTTATTGATGAGATATGCGGCGATTTCGATTTGGTTGATCTCATAGCATGCGGGGACAGCAGTAGCATCTGTCCCAAACGGAAACGCTCTGCGGAGAATTTTGCTGGCCGCAATATTCAGATACGCAGAGAGAATCGATTCGCTTGTCTCTCCGGTCATGTCTCCCAACATGGCCAGCTTTTCTTCGTCGCGCATCTCATACCCCCAGATCAGCCAGCACTGACGGCCTTGGTGTTAACGGGATTGCTGGCGTCGTTGGCGATGAACACGCTACGGCTGTAGGTGGGCTTGGTAAAGGTGGTGGCGATGCCGGTAAACTTGCCGTGATACCACTCGGGGCCATGGTCAAGGCCGATCTGGCCGAACAGCTGATACTTCTCGCCCGCGCCAGTCTTTGCCAGCTGCTCCAGGAAGAAGTTACCCTTGCCGGGTACAGGCTGGAACACGGGGGAGATAACATCCAGATTCAGCAGCAGGGCGGTGCCAGCGGGCAGGCATTCGCCAAGGTACAGATACACCACGCCCAGGGGAGTAACCACGCTGGAGAGGGAAATACCGTTGATTTCGCGCGAAGCGGGAACCACGGTCAGGCCATTCTGAACAGCGTCGGCGTTGATCTGGAACATGGTCACAGCGTCACACCACAGGCAAAGGCCATCGGTGGGGGCGTTCTGGCCATAGACCTTGTTCACCATGTCGGCGATTTCCCACAGGCCCAGAGGCTTGCTGGCCATGGCCGTGACGTTGGTGGTGACTGCGGTGACAAGACCACGGGTTTTGTTGATCTTGGTGTCATCGGTGGCCTTGTTGTACACGCCGTTAATGAACGTGTACTCAATGTCGCGGTTGATCTTCTGCATCTTAGCAGCGACCTGGAAGTCCAGTTCGTTAATGGGGTTTGCCTGTTGACCAGCTACGTTCAGGCCGGACAGGGTGCCCATATTGGACTGCTTGGCGTAAGAGATGCCCACGGCCTCGTGGAAGATCTGGGTTACGTTGGTTTTCTGCTCCCTGGTCACAATGGAAGCGTCGGGGGCGGTCAGGGACGCAGACTCGGAAATAGCGGGCTGTGCACCGCCGCTGGTGGTGTACTCCTGACCGGTAACAAACTCTACATGGTTTGTCACCTTGGCCCGAGAGCCGATAATGGAACTCAGGGGGGTTTTGGTATTGCCCTTGTTAAAGAGCATACCGGAATAGTTCAGCGTTGCAAAACTGGTAGCAAAAGTATCTGCCATGTCTTAACTCCTTTTATTTGTTATTTTCGGATTCTTCCTGTGCCTTCAGGCGCGTGTAATAAGCGATTTCCGCATAGTTCTTGCTTGCACGCGCTTCCTCGATCTTCTTGTCGTAATCAACGCCAACGGGACCGGCATTGCCGTGCGGCGCGGGAGTTCCCTTGAGAATGTCGGACTTTACCTTCTTGGCATACTCGTCCAGAAACTTCTGCTGGTTCGCAAAAACCTTTGCAGAATCACCAGCCGCCAGAGCCTTGGCCGTGTCATCTGCCAGGTCTTCTGCATAGCCCTGCGCCACGAACTTGGCCTTGTACTCAGATACGGTCTTCGCCGTTCTCAGCTCGTCAAGCTCTTTCTGCATGGCGGCAATGCTATCGGCTTGTTCCTGCTTCTTGCGCTCGTCCTCGGAAAGCATGTCGTTGTACTTCTTTTTCCACTGGGCGGCGTCGGAGTTTGCCTTGGAAATAGCGTTCTTCTGTCGAGAAAGCTCTGCGGCGTTGTCCTCATACTCAAACCCCTCCAGTGCCTTGATCTTGTCCTCTGTGGACATATCTGCGTAACCTTCGATTCTGCTGGTGTCGATTTTCATGTTGATACCTCCTGCGTTTTTTCGGCGGTTCCCTCCGCACCGTTTTCCGTTTTTTCCGAGGTTGTCTCCCCGTCGCGTTTTAACGACTTCCCTGTCGATAGTTCTTTTTCTTCTTGCTTTTCGGCATATTCCTTGCTCATTTTGTACGCAAGCTGAGGATCAGAAAACATGCCGCAATGCGTGAATGCCAGCTGAGGGGCGATTTTCCCGTTGTTCAGCATGGCTACCAGAACACTGGCCTTTTCGCTGATATTTTCGTAGTTCCGGCGCGTAAACCGGATTTCCAGGGCGGACATTCTCAGAGAAAGCGCCCGCAGATTGTTGCAGATTTTGATAGCAATTTTCAGAAACTGCTTTTCGGACCGTTTGAACATCTGTTCGGAATCCTTTGCCCGTGCCTCTGCCGATGACCAGCCGTCGCGCATGATGACCGCAGATCCAGTGTCACTGGTGGAGGTTCCTCCATTTCGGTTCGGCATACCGCAGATCGTCAGGACAGTGTCGTACATGTCATCCGTCAAGGTCTGGGTCTGCGTCTGGTTCAGCTCCGCCGTCAGATACCCAACATCAGCCTTGAGCGTCGCGTCAATGTCCTTGAACTTGATAGCGCCCTCCGCCCGCAGATTTTTGTAATCCTCGGACGAAATGTCCACATTGTGAAACAGCATGAGCGCCTGGACAAACTGTTCAACGCCGTCCATGCGGTTGGATTGAACATTGTTGATAGCGTCCAGCAGGGGGAGCACGATTTCGAAAGCGCCCAACCGGGCTTCATTGGCGGGGTACTCGATAATGGGGATTCCCAAGATCTGCGGCTCCGCTTTCACGTCCCACGTTTCCGTCACTTCGAAATACGTATCTTCGGAGTAACAGCAGAAAACAACGGTGTTATCCTCTTTTTGCACATACGTCACGCCCAGAATGGGCCGGTGGCCTAACCCGCTGGAGTACACCACAAAGGTGTTGCGCGGGTCCAGTGTGAAAATCTCAAACGGCGCTTCATCTTCATCCACGTCCGCCATTTTGTCCGGCAGAATCATGCGGTAAGCCGTTCCGCAGATATGAAACCAGTCCGCCAGTTCCTTGTCCTTGGCGGGCTTGTCCTCTGAAAGCGCATAATCGTTGAGCTTGGACACGCCCTCGGCGATACTCTCATCGTCTCCCCGGCTGACGTACTGCACAGGTTCCCCCAGCAGATACCCGACTTTGAACGAAACGATCTCGTTTGCCCGGTTCACAACGATTTTATTGTTGATTTCTGGCCGGACATCCTTCACCCGGCCCAAAATGGGCTGGTCCCCTTTGTAATACCTGTAAAGATACTCAATGTCCGACCGGTTCATCAGGTGGATAGGCATGGCCCTTTGCAGGACCTCCACCACGTTTCCCCGGGTGACGTGTTCAACGTCTGTGTAGATAACCCTCCGGCCAAAAAGATTCATTGGCATACCCCCTTAAAATGGCCGCTTGAACACTTCCACCTTGCCGCCCACGCGCATCCGGATTTCGTTCTCCAGCAGGGACAGAGAATCCGGTGCGTCATCGTGCGGCACCTTGCCGCTCCGGGTGTAGGTGGTGACTTCCTTCATGAAATTGAAGTACTGACTACCCCGCTTATAGGTGGACGGATGCTTGAACCAGAAGTGTTTCTTGATGTTGTCGGACGCAAATTCAATTCGCGTCTGTTTGTTGGAAATGGTCCTTTTTGTCCGTATGCTGGTATTGAATCCTGCGTTTTTTACGATTTCTGCAACATCTCTCGCAAAATACATACCGGCGTTATTGGATTCAAACAGTGCATCTCCCACTTTGTTGTCAATCAGGCACTTTGCACATTCCGGCTTTGTGACCTCTGCGGGAGAATCATCGTACACCACATCCACGATGTAGACTTCCTCTCCATATAAGGCTGCAACAGGCATCGCCGTGCTGTCTTTTCCGCTTTCTGCGGTGTCTGCCACGGCAATGATTGCATCCGGGTCACGATCTACCGGCAGTTCAAAGAAATAGTTCAGCTCCGACTTATTGAAAAGTAGCCCTTTTGCTTCAAAGGGCTGCTGCTGGAATTCACTTTCAAACTGTTCCGCACTCAGAAGCTCCCTCTGCTCACGGAAATAAGCGGTGGTAAAAACCTTTTTCCCCTCCCGCTCGTACTCATAATTGCTTTCGTCTGTAATGGGGTCAAGTGCTGGTATTTCAATGGCTTTCCACGCCCAGCCGCCCTTTTGCGCTTCCTCTTGGAGGTGGCCGATGGGGTCATACAGGGAATATCGGGTTCCCGTGGCGACAATGGGGGTTCCCTCAATGGCTCGGCCCAGGATATCGCCGGATATAATCTCCCACTTATCGTCCAGTCTCTGGCGGTTTTTTGCTTCCTCGCGCCCCTCTACGCAGTCATCCAGATATAGGACATTGGTTGCTTCCGACAAACCCACCTGCCGCGCGTCAATCGACCGGCACATGACCGTAGGGAATCGAGATTTTGAACGCAGATTGATGATTTTCGTGTCTGCATTGGTCTGCACCAAGGGAGCATCCGGGAACACATCGTAGAATAAATACTCGTTGGGCGTTTGCAGATACTCCAGACAGCCGTTGTAGAAGCTCCGCACAAGGTCATCGCCCGTGCCTTCCATAAGGGATGATTTGTCCGGATTTCTGCCGGAAATCATGTTGATGAAATTTATCCCCAGCTGGCTTTTCCCGGCTCTTTTCGGCAGGGAAATGGTCAGCAGCCTTAATTTTCCGTCCAAAACATCTTGATACCCCTGCACGATGGGCTTTAGATACCGTCTCCTGGGAGCATAAAACCGCTTCTCCGGCTTTCTGTCCATCTCCACATACAGCAGGAAGG